CCTCAGACGGAGAGGTGGCAGAGTGGTCGATCGCGCCGCACTCGAAATGCGGAGTACGTGCAAGCGTACCGGGGGTTCGAATCCCTCCCTCTCCGCCATCCCACTCATTTAACGCGTCTCCTGACCCTATCGAGACGCCAGAAAACCCAAACAATTCCAATACATTGACCGAGCGACCTGTGGACCTTAGGTCGTCCGTCAGCGGCCCATTTTTCTCCGTTTCCGCGTTTTCTCTCCGTACCTGTGGACTTTCGCGTTCTCGGTACGGCGCGATTAATTCATTGAAATCACATGGGATCTCCGAGAACCAAGCGCCTTGCGAATTTCTTTGGTACAGAGGTCTGGAGAATGGAGAACGCGAACGCCAGCATTGATTTTCCTTGTGAATTTCAATCGGCGACTTCGCAGGGGATGGGCGGAGTACGGAGCCGATGGCGGCGGTTCATTTGATCGAAGGACTGATCAAATGGGTTCGCCGCGACGAATGGCGCGGCGCATTTGAAGACGTCTTCCAGCGCCATGTCGGCCATGCCTGCCGTGGTGCCGGCATCGAACTCGATGAGTTAGCCGAGATCGTCGGCGATCACGGCGTCTCGAACCTGTGGGGCTGCGCGTTCGAGGATTTCGTGTCGTCAGGCCCAGACGAGCGCAACGTCACCGCCGACTATCTTAAACGCGGCGGCTGGAAGGAAAGCGCCGGAACGCGCGCCCATGTCGACGCGCTGCGCGCGCGTCGACGATACCCTTGGAGGTGAGCGAAACTCCACACGGATAGAGGCAGGATCGAACTCCTAATCGGCACAAGAACGCTGCTTGGGGAGATGTGTAAAGTACTAGTGGAATTAGTCTTCATGCTCGATCAATGCTGATAGGCGAGCAACGAAATATGCGTTTACAAGTTCAATAGCTTCTCGCACAGGAAACTGAAAATGCTCATCAAGTTCGTCGCCAGAGAGCGCAAGTGGCTCGGGCAGCGACAGTAAGCCGTAGTAGAATATAACGTGGGCGTGGCTGGTCTTCGGCATGAGCCCTATCCCGCGACCATACTCGAAGAGAAGCATCTGGGTGCGCAAAGTCTCCTCGTGAATGATCCGACGCTTGCCTCCATCGTATGAGCCGTTGCCGCGCTTCACGTTGTATGCAGTAAGGCTGCCACGCGCCTGGTCGAAAACTACCATATCGATCCGCACCGAGCGCTCACGATCTCCGTAAGGAAGCCGCGTTTGAAGCAACGAATCGAGCCGCTCAGCGACGCGGACTTGGCGCAAGGACTCATGCGACAACTTGAAGTCATCCTCTGTCCATACCCGCAGACGAGCGCAATCCTTTAATCGTTCGAGTAATGCCATCTGAAGGATAGCACCATGCCGCTTGTATGCAGAACTGATGATGGATGTCGCTCGCGAGTACTTCCGACCTGCGATCGGATCTTCTCTGAAGCGTGCTTCCCCTAGCCTGTCGATCGTTTCGTCCACGGTCGGACGCATGCGTCCGAGGTAGCTCTCGAATTCCGAGGCCGGCGGAACGGGTGGACAAGCCGACAAGTGTTATTCCCTCGCTTGTGTTCAATTGCGCGCCTCCATACCGTACAGGTGCCAGGTTAATGGGGAACATGCGGGATGGCGAGCATCGAAGCGAACGATTGGCATGTAGCAAGCGACTTCAATCTCGAGCCTGATCCCCGCGTCTTGCCGATGCTCGGTGAGATCAACATTGACCAGTGGCGCTGCGTGGCGGAGCTGGTCGACAATGCGGTTGATGGCTTCCTGAAGGAGAGTCGAGCCGGAAACCCGATCGCTGGCGCAAAAGTTGATGTCCACTTGCCGCAGGCCGACACATCAGCCGCGACCCTTCGGATCATCGATAATGGCCCGGGCATGACACCGGACATGCTAGAGCGCGCTGTACGAGCTGGGTGGTCGGGAAACAACCCGATCGACAGTCTTGGGCTGTTTGGCATGGGGTTCAACATCGCCACTGCAAGGCTCGGTTCGGTCACCGAGGTTTGGACCACGCGCAGGGGCGAGCGCGAGTGGCATGGACTTCAAATCGATTTCGACACGTTGCGGCGGCAGCGCCATTTCCGAACGCCGCGTTTGTCGCGTGCAAAGGCCGATGCCGAACAGCACGGGACCGAAATCACGATCAAGCAGCTAAAGCCCGAACAGCGAAAATGGCTAGCAAAGAATGCGAACCAGACGGCGATACGCAAGCGGCTCGCGCAAGCTTATTCCTCGATGCTGCGAACCAACGGAGTCCCGATAAGCTTTGAGCTCTACATAAATCACAGGCGCGTCGAGGCGAGACGCCATTGCCTTTGGAATAGCGACAGATCTGTGCCTGGGCCTGGCGGGATCACCATACCCGCAGTTATTCCGATAAACCACGCGCTGGCCGACCGATTTTACTGTGTCAACTGCATGAGCTGGCTTGTCGATGCCGAGCCGAACGGACTCTGCCCAAACTGCGGAACAAGTAATTCGGTAGTTAAACGCACACGAAAAATCACCGGTTGGCTCGGGATCCAGCGTTATCTCGATCAGTCCGAGTTTGGGCTCGATTTCATCCGAAATGGACGAAAGATTGAGATTGGGAACAAGGACCTATTCTCTTGGAATGATGGAGAGAGCGAGGAACGCGAATACCCGATCGATGACCCGCGAAACCGCGGACGCATTGTTGGTGAGATCCACATCGACCACTGCCGTGTGAGCTATGCGAAAGACCGCTTCGATAGAGCAGACCCGACATGGGATGAGATGCACCGCGTCATCCGCGGGGAGGGGCCTCTCCGTCCGGAGAAGGCTAAAGATCTAGGCTATGGCCCGAATGAATCGCCGCTCTTTCAGCTATTCAAGGCATTCCGGCGTACCAGCCCTCAATCCAAGACCGCAGGAGCTTACAGTCGAATTCTAATCGTGAAGGACAATGCTCGAGCCATGGAAATGCTCAACGCGTTCCACGATGGCAATCCAGACTATCAGGATGACAGCAAATGGTGGGAGTTAGTCGAGGCAGCTGACCGTGAATTGCTCTACGGAACAAGCGGAGGTGGCGGAAGCGACAACGAACCCTCGTCTAGCGGCGGAGGACGACTTCCACCAGGACTTCTGGGTGGTGAGCTGTCGGGTGGGAGCGCTCCCGCGCCCGCCCCAGGCGCTCCAATTGTGCCTGAAAAGCCCATGCCGCCGCCTCGCCGCGAAGCGACACTCCTCAGCCGCCGTTATCATCATGGCGGCACGGGCATAAAATGGAATGTCGTCGCATATGAGGTCGAACCGAAGGACCCTGAGTTGCCGGTAGATGCCCCGTGGGCAATGGTGTTGGGAGATGTCCCGACAAAGACCTATCATTTTTTATTCAATCCACGGCACGCGACTTTTGATTCAATAACTATGACACCGCAGGACGCGTTGCTCGCACATCTCGCCTACATGACTGCCGATCAGACCCGCAACTCGCTTCAAGCGCCGGACTTCGCACGGATCTTGGCAGACTTCCGTGGCGATTATGCCGAAGAGACGGCGCTTGACCTTAAGTCATTGCCAACTAGTGCATCGACGGTGCTAGCGGATGTTGCGCGTTGTATTGTGTCGGCTTGCCCCGAAGTAGAGCGGGCGGCCCTCTTCAACGACTTAGGAGTGCATGAGCAGACTGCGGTAATGCGGGCGCTGGCGGCCAAGAAGATCAAGCCGTCAGAGGTAACTGTGAACGGCAGTTTCCTTGTCGCGGGACCCTTCGAGATTATCCGCCTGATTGTCGAAAAGAGACCCGATCTGTGCTTCGACGGGAAGATTTGGGATTGCGCTTATGCTGATCTCGATTATGGCGACGCGCAGATTACTGCGGAAGCCCGTTCGAGCGTGTTGATGCGATATTGTGGACTTATTGAAGATGCAATCTGGCTTTCAAAACAAGACAATGGAGACGTTTTGAACAGTTCACGAAGTGAGGTCGTTCGAGCTGTTATGTCACTAGAGCTTCTTAAGCCAGACGTTGAGATATCTGGATGACGCCCTTCCTTGACGACAGGCGTCTCCTTCGAGGCCCATGGCAAGCGTTTGAGCGCGATGTTGCTAGGCTCTTAATGCATGCGGGCTTCGATGACGTACGCGTGGTTGGAGGCTCGGGCGACAAAGGCGCGGACGTTGTTGGCGTCAAAAACGGAGAGATTTGGGTTGTGCAGTGCAAGCACACAACCAACGCTCCGCCGGCAAAGCAGGCGGTTCAAGAAGTTGTCGATGCAGGAACATACTATGGCGCCAACCGAATGCTCCTTGCGACTTCACGCGCAATCGGTGGCGGTGTCCAAGCCGAAATCGAGCGTTATCGTCGGATTGGAATCAATGTCGAATTACTTGATCCCGCTCGGCTTGCACGCCTCTCCCAAGAAGTGCCTGAGTACGCGAAAGCGCGGCGCGAACTCCGGCCTTATCAACTGGATGCGGTAAGTCGGTTTCGCGAGGGTTTGACAGATACCGGTCGGGCTCAAGTTGTACTGGCAACGGGTTTAGGTAAGACAGTCGTTATGGCCGAGGTTGTCGCGGACCTTTATCGCGATGGCCTAATTCGGAACAATCGTGTTCTTGTACTTGCCGACAAGCGTGAGCTCATTCGGCAGTTACAGTTCGGTTTTTGGAATCAGCTGCCCAAGTGGGTTCCCACTCACATGCTTTCGGGTGATGAAATCCCATCATTTCATGACGGGATTACATTTGCGACAGTCCAAAGCATCATTGGACGTGTTGATGATCTTCCAGACTACGGCTTAGTGCTTGTCGATGAGGCACATCATATCGGGTCTACCAGCTTCCGGCGAGCCCTTGAGGCGCTTGATCCACCCATGGTTGGTGGCGCAACTGCTACGCCTTGGCGCGGCGATGGCTTTGACATTGACGAGTTGTTGGGCAAACCACTCGTCCGACTTGGAATATCGGATGGATTAAAGCAGAAGTACCTTAGCGAGGTCGATTATCGATTGCTGGCAGACAACATCGATTGGAGCTTCGTCCAAGAAATCTCTACGCATAACTATTCTTTAAATCAGCTTAACAAGAAGCTTTTGATGCCGACTCGCGACGAAGAGGCGGCTAGGCACATCGTCGAATTGTTCCGCGGAGAGAAGCGTCGGGGTGCGATTGTTTTCTCTCCAACCGTGGATCACGCAGAAAGCTTCGCGGGAGCACTTCGCGGCTACGGGTTGCGTGCTGAGGCGATCTCCTCGAGGCAAGATGCCCGTGAGCGTGATCGGCTAATGGCGATGTTCCGAAGGGGGGATGTTGACGTCCTGGCCAGCGTCGACTTGTTCAACGAGGGTGTTGATGTGCCCGACGTCGATCTCATCGTATTCATGCGCGCTACGCACAGTCGGCGGATCTTTGTGCAGCAGCTTGGACGAGGGCTTCGCTTGAGTCATGGCAAAGATAAGGTGATTGTTATGGATTTCGTAACAGACCTGCGCCGAGTAGCTGAAGTGATCGAGCTCGAAAAAGCTTCTGCCGGTCCCTTGGAGAGACTCCCGCTTGGGCACAACCTCATCAATTTTCGTGACGCCTCGGCTGGTAGTTTTATGCTTGAATGGATGAAAGATCAAGCTGACCTTATTCTTCGCGAAGGAGACTCACAGCTGGAAATCCCAAAGTTTGAGTTTCCGGCAACTCCCCAACCGGGTGGCGTTCAATGAGTGTACCTGTCGGCATCCGACGCGAAATCAAGGAGCGATTGTGGGCGGAAGCAGATCGGCTGAATTGGTCGGCGCTCTCGGCTGCGGATAAGACGCGGTACTATTCGATGTGGACTGAGACCGAGTCGGTTGGGGGAAGGTTGGGTCAGTACATGGACCCACGGAAGGTACGCGTATATATCAAGGACACGCTTCTCAAGCCCTATACGCGGGAAACCTCAGCCAGCCCAGCGCGCGTATTCAGGGTGCTAGGCGTTGACGGGAATACTGTCGCCACCACGACGTACATCAAGCCTCATGGCTGCCTGCTTCCTGATGGCCGCCAGATTGCCTGGAGCAAGGCTTCGGACTGGAAGTTGACGTTGATGGCTCTGCACGAACGTGCATTCGGGGCGGGCGAGCCCTATGCAGCCGTCTTGACCGAAGCCGCCGCAAGATTTGGGCTGGCTTCGCAGCGCGCAGTTGTCGAGAGTGCTGCAGAGAGGCTTGATATCAAGAGATTGATTTGGCTGGACTAATTGTTCACTCTGACGCCGGCTTCGCGTCGGTCTTTTTCTTGCTAGGCTATGGTGACGCGTGGACATCCTTACGCCAGAACAGCGAAGCGAGCGTATGAGCCGGGTACGCGGCCGCGACACCAAACCCGAGATGCTGGTCCGCTGTTTGACGCACGGTAAGGGGTATCGCTACAGACTGCACCGACGTGGGCTTCCTGGCTCGCCGGACTTGGTCTTCCCGTCGCGCATGAAGGTGATCTTTGTGCATGGCTGCTTCTGGCACCAGCACTTGGACTCGGGGTGCAAGCTTGCGAGGCGCCCAAAATCGAAGCTGGACTTTTGGGGGCCAAAGTTGGAAACGAATAGAGAACGTGACGAGCGAAATCTCGACCTACTCGCTGAACTCGGATGGGGCGTCCTCGTGATCTGGGAATGCCAGACGAAGAACCGAGCGGAGTTGCAGGCAAGAATCGAGGAGTTCTTGGGATGATGAGATCGGTCGAGCTGTTCGTCGGTGCTGGTGGCCTCGGAATCGGCGTCAGCCAAGCGGGCTTTCGACCGGCCGCCGTCATGGACTGGGACCGCTGGGCCTGCGACACCCTTCGCGAGAACAAGGAACGTGGCCTCGACCCCATAGCTTACTGGCCGATATACGAAGGCGACGTGCGCCAGTTCGATTTCGGTGCGGTGGACGGCTCCGTCGATCTGGTGACGGGCGGACCGCCATGCCAGCCGTTCTCGATGGGTGGACGCCACCGCGCCTTTCTCGACAGCCGAGACATGTTCCCGCAAGCGATCCGCGCCGTGCGCGAGCTCCGACCGAGAGCCTTTATCTTCGAGAACGTCAAGGGGCTGACGCGCAGCAGCTTCGCCAACTACCTCGAATACATTCGCCTGCAGCTAACCTATCCTGATCTGGTCGCCAAGAGAAACGAAGAATGGCTGGCCCACCTCGCGCGCCTCGAGGACCACCACATAAAGGGCACAGAGAGCGGCCTGCGCTATCGGGTGGTGATGCGGGTCCTGAACTCGGCAAACTACGGCGTCCCCCAGCGGCGCGAGCGCGTCTTCATTGTCGGATTCCGCGCGGACACCGGGATTGAGTGGCACTTCCCGAAGCCGACGCACTCTCGGGAAGCCCTTCTCTGGTCACAGTGGCGCGACGAGGTCTACTGGGACCTGCACCGCGTCGCCCGCAAGAACCGTCCGGATGGCGGCGTGGCGCAGGCTCGGGCCTTGACGATCGCTGACCGGCCGCTGGACGAGCCGTGGCTGACAGTGCGCGACGCAATTTCCGATCTTCCGGATCCCGAACACGCTCCAAGCACGGCGCGCGGCTTTCATGACCACAGGTTCCAGCCCGGTGCTCGCTCCTATGCTGGCCACACGGGAAGCCCCTTGGACGAGCCCGCAAAGACACTTAAGGCAGGCGTGCACGGTGTGCCTGGTGGCGAGAACATGCTGCGCCGTCCGGATGGTTCGGTGCGATACTTCACAATACGAGAGAGTGCGCGCCTCCAGACCTTCCCCGATAACATGGTGTTCCACGGCTCTTGGACGGAGACGATGCGGCAGCTAGGCAACGCCGTGCCATGCCAGTTGGCTCGGATCGTCGCGTCTGGTGTTCGCGACAAGCTCAGCGCGGCTTAGATCGGCACCCCGTGGGCATACTGGCGGTTTTCCTTGTAGAGAATCACGTGGCTCACGAAGTATGTCGCCTGCCAACCAGCGGGCAAAGCCGCTACGATCAACTGCATCGCTGTGCGCACTGAGATAGGACCGCGTGGAATAATTAGCGGCGAGGCCGGCATGTCTGGATGGGGATTGAGCCGGTAGTCGTGACCGCCGACCTTCGTTCTTGGCGGAGGCAACGAAACCTCATAGCGCAGGGTATAAGGAAGCGCGTCCTTCAGCGTCATGAGCGCTTGATGAACCGTTGTTTGGCCTTGCTTCAGCACATCGAGCGGTATGTCGATGTTGATTGGAAAGCGAGCATCAAAGCCTTGCTCGGGCTTGTTCGTCGTTTCACGTTCGCGGCCAGGGTCGTTCGACCCGAAGCCTGATCCGTTCCACTCCGATCCGTAGTGTGCAATCACTCTGGACTCGATATCCATCGCCGTGAGGACAAGGATCTGCGCGGCTTTGAATTGTACGTCCTCTGGACATACGTTGCCGCGCTGTTCGAATTTCCGCGAGTGCCGGACCAAGCGAGTTCGTAGACCGGCTTCTGCGTCGGTCTTGCCAACGTAACGGACTGAACCGTCGAAAATCAGCAGGTACACGCCTTGAGCATCCGGCAGCGCTTGGGCGTTCGCTAGGGTGAGCGGCGCGCTGGCCATAGTATCGAGCATGGGGACAAGCTGGTTCATTACCGCGCTCATCAAGTCCAACTCAAATGCGATGAACCCGTCTGCCAATCGTCACTCCGATTCCCAGTTCCCTCCCTTTCCTAGCACGTTGGGACCAGCCGCGCACTCCAACGCAGCCGGAGTTCTCTGTCAGAGATGAACTGGCAGAATGCGCTGCGTAAACAGCGCGGGAATTTTTCACAGGTTCTTGGAATGCTCTTTACTACTTACGAGCGCTTCCCTCTGCCGCGCCCACTCCACCGGGAACGGCGCGAGCAGGTCGTCCAGTTGCATCCGCACTGGCTGCCGCCCGTCGAGAATCGCCTCCACGATGTCAGGTGCCAGCAGTGTCAGGCGCAGCACGCGAGCGATATAGGACGGGTTGATCTTCTCGGCCTCGGCGAGATCCTGGACGGTCTGGAAGCGCCCGGTGTCGAGCTGCTTCTTCCAGCGATGGGCGCGAGCCAGCGCCTTGACCATGGTGTTGTCGATGCGGGCGCGCGGCAGCGCCCACGCATCGGCCCCGTTCGGCGCGATGACGAGCTTGCGCCCTCCACGCTTCCTGAAGGTCATCGGCACGGTGACGGTGAGCGCGCCCGCATCGTGGAGGAGAGCGCCCTTCGCCATCAGGCCGCGTCCTTTCGGTCGGGGAAGGTCTGCAGTTCGCCGAGCAACTTGGTCAGACCGCCGGTGCGGAGGCGGATCGCGATGCCATCGACCTTCACGTCGACCCTTTCGACCAGAAGCTGGACGATGCGCGCCTGCTCGGCGGGGAACAGCTCGTCCCACATGGGATCGAGCCGCTCGAAGGCGTCGCGAACCTCAGCCTCAGTGATGCGCTCGTCGTGCCGGGTTGCGGTCATCCATGTCCGCACGATCAGTTCCGGCGCGCGCAGGAAGCCACGAAGCTGCTCGATCACCGCCGTCTCGATCTCAGCGGCGGGGATCCGACCCACGGGACAGGTTCCCGGTCCGCGTTTGAGGACCGACTGCGTGACATAGTAGCGATAGAGCCGGTCGCCCTTCCGGGTGTGGCTCGGCGACATGGCGTCACCGTTCGGCGAGAAGATCAGGCCTCGAAGCAGGGACGGTCCCGACAGCCGGGTCTGGTTGGCGCGCATGCGCGGGCTCTCGCCCATGATGGCGTAGGCGCGCTGCCAGAGATCGGCGCTGATGATGGCCTCGTGCTCGCCGGGATAGGCCTCGCCTTTGTGGACGGCCTCGCCGATATAGACCCGGTTGTTCAGCAGCTTGTAGAGTGCGCCCTTGTCGAGCATGTAGCCGCGTCTGCTGCGGATTCCGGCCGCTTGCAGCTCGCGCATCAGCAGCTTGATCGATCCGAGCTTCACGAAGCGCTCGAAGATCAGGCGGACGGATGCCGCTTCTTCCTCGTTGACGAGCAGCTTGCGGTTCTCGACGCGGTAGCCGAGCGGCACATATCCGCCCATCCACATGCCCTTCCGGCGCGAGGCCGCGACCTTGTCGCGGATGCGCTCGCCGATCACCTCCCGCTCGAACTGGGCGAAGGACAGCAGGATGTTGAGCGTCAGCCGCCCCATCGAGGTCGTCGTGTTGAAGGACTGCGTGACGCTGACGAAGGTGACGCCGCGCCGCTCGAACACCTCGACCAGCTTGGCGAAATCCATCAGCGAGCGGGACAGCCGGTCGATCTTGTAGACGACGACCACATCGACCTTGCCGAACTCGATGTCGGCGATGAGGCGCTTCAGCGCCGGACGCTCCAGCGTGCCGCCGGAGATCCCGCCGTCGTCATAGCGGTCGGCGACCGCAACCCAGCCCTCGGGCTTCTGGCTCAGGACATAGGCGGCGCAGGCCTCGCGCTGGGCGTCGAGGCTGTTGAACTCCATGTCGAGCCCTTCCTCGGACGATTTGCGCGTGTAGATCGCGCACCTGACCTTCGGAACGATCTTCGTCGTCGGATGATGGCCGGACGCCGCACGCCTCATGCGCCGCTCCCCGCGCTTTTCAGGCCGAAGAAGACCCAGCCGTTCCACTTCACGCCGGTGATGGCCTTCGCGATGGCTGACAGCGACTTGTAGGGTCGGCCCCGGTACTCGTAGCCCTCGATGGTGACCGTCACGATGTGCTCGATGCCTTGGAATTCGCGCAGGAGACGCGTGCCAGCGATCGGCTTGCGATCGGTGCGAATCCGCCGCGTCTTGGGGTTGGTGTCCTCGACGCCGCGCGCGAGCGCATCGAGCCGCTTCACCGTCTCGGGCTTGAGCCCGCCATACGCGAGTTCCTGGATGCGATAGGCCAAGCGGCTTTCGAGGAAGCGCCGGTTGTAGGGCGGCGCTTCGGTGCCATGCAGATCGCGCCACATCGTCTTCAGGGCGGGCGTGGGCATGGCCTTGATGGCGGCGACGCGCGCCAGCACGGGGTCGTTCATGGGCGGTCTCCGCCGAGTTGCGTGTCCGCATGACGGCGTCGGTCGGCGGTGAAGTCCACTGAACTGTCTCCGCACTTGCGAGATAAAGGTGTGGGTCGTCCCTCCCGGCGCTGCCGAAGCCGGACGACGCCGCGCGCAAGGATCTCGGCGGCCTCATCGAGCCGCTCGGCATCGCTCATCAGTTCGGGGCGAAGGGCGTTGGGGCCAGTCTCCGCGCAGTGGGGATCGAAAGCGTTTCGCATGAGTGAAACGCTAGGCAATGATCATAATAAAACAAGCAAAATCAGAGAGTTATCTAACTTCTGCAAAGCAGGGCGAAATCATTCATATTGCTTCGCAACTGTTGATTCCGTCTGTGCGGGTATCGCAGACTTGGAAGCAACCTCTTCCCGGCGAATCAGTCCTGCAGTTGTTTATCTGCAGGGCAGGTTTCACCGGGGCCCGAAATGCAAATGCAGACTTACAGGAATGAGAGACTGATCGACCAATAGAGCTGCTCGAAAGATGATGGAATGGGGCATCAGCGCCTTGGGAAACTACCAGCATTCAAGAAGCTGCCAGATATCATCAAGTATCTGGTGTCCGGCGGAACACCGACCGCCGAGCTGGTCAACCAGGTGACTGAGTTCGGTCGCGATGCGCTCAAGGCAGCCCTGAATGACAAGGTGTTTATCGAGGCGCTCTGGCTTCTGATCAGCCTACCGCAGGCAGCAGCCGCAAAGAACAGCGCGGAAGCCTTGGCAGCAATCGGGGTATTGGACGCAAATCCATCAAGCGTGTCTGACGTCCTCGTAGCATATGATCAATGCCTCGAAAGAGCTCAACGTAGCCACCATTCACATTCGACGGACCTCGGCGAGATCGCCCGGCAGGCTGGCCTTTCCGCCTTGGGAGAGGCCCTGAACAATTCATTGCCGTCGCTGTGGGCTCCCACTGCGAACGACGTCCGTACATCTTTGGCTGCGTTGAAAGGCACAGAGCAATTCTCAGCCCTTGCACACGGCTTTTACTCAAAATTTGTGGAGAGGGTGATCCATTACTACGTTGATCGCAATTTGCACAAAATGGTGGGCGCTGAGCGCGTTGCGCGGTCTGTTCACGATCTGCGCGCCTTCAACGAATCGATTCGACGTCACTGTGACGAGGCAGCGCTTATCATGCGGGCGTTCTCCAGAGATTGGCTGGGCAAGAACCATTACAAGGACGGCAAGCAGATATCGAAGGACGATGTAAAGCGCTTCTCCGCCCACGCGGTCGACAAGATCCGCATCGCACTCGACATCAGGAAGGGGGCACAGTGAAGCGCTTCTCGATCGAGTGCGGCGTCGCTCGGCCATCGGCAGCTGATGCAATCGCCATGGACGTCCACGGAGCCGGAAAAAACGTTAAACTGCGCATCGACTACATCAGTCGGGCCATGCTTGGAAACGTGCCGGATCTGCTGATCGATCTGCTGGAAATCGCTACTTACGTCTATTGCGCCGATCAGAGGTTAGGTCGCGGCTCTGACCAGCTGACAAATTTCGGTGAGGATTGGCGGCGCAGCCTGCGTTTTTCGATTCCGGTGCGCGTAATGAGCATCTGGCAGGATCCCGTTGTTCAGAAGCAATTGGCCAAGACCCTCGGGTTTCTGTCGGACGACAGCTATGAATTCATCTTTCGCCAGGCAGATGATCCTGCCCGTCCGAAAGATTTGTATTTTCCAGATCTGATCGACACGACCTTCGAGCACGACGAGGTCGCCCTGTTTTCGGGGGGCATCGATTCCTTTGCCGGGTCCGCCCACGATATCGTCAAGATGGGGAAATCGGTCACGCTGGTTGGACACCACGCATCGACGAAAGTCCGTGCCGTTCAAGAGAACCTGATAGAGGGCCTACGGAAACGAGGATTTGGCCGAAAAGTCTCGTACATTCCGGTCTGGGTCAGCAACGAGAATGTGAAGGCCAATGAGTTCACTCAACGGACGCGGTCGTTTCTGTTCGCCTGCCTCGGCATTGTGGTGGCGAGGATGGCCGGCAAGGACAGATTCACGTTCTATGAGAACGGGGTTGTCAGCGTAAATCCGCCGCTGGCGGGGGATGTCGTTGGTGGCCGCGCGACGCGAACCACCCACCCACAAGTGCTGCGCGGGCTGGAGTCGCTGTTCTCGTTGCTGCTTGAACGAACGATCGAAATACAGACACCACTGCAATGGATGACAAAAACGGAAGTGACCCAGCTCATATCTGCGGCTGGCCTTTCAGACATGCTCGCACAGACAGCGAGTTGCACGCGACCTCGGACGTGGACCAACAAGCAGAAACATTGCGGCGTTTGTTCTCAGTGCATTGATCGGCGTTTCGCAGTTCTGTCAGCAGGATTGGGCGATCACGAACCGTCTGGAAATTACGCGTGTGATCTTCTTGTTTCGGATCGCAGTGCGGATGATGATCTTCGAATGGCTCTGAGTTACGTCGCGTTTTTTCAGAAGATTTCTGCAACGAGCAAGGACAGGCTCGTCGTCGACTTTCCCGAGGTCACGTCCGCAATAGGCCACTTCCCTGGTCTGACAGCGGACGCGGCCGGCACGAAACTCCATGAAATGTTTCAACGTCAGGCCAAGGCTGTCGAGGAGGTGATTACCGGCGCGCTTGTCGAGCATCGAACGGCGCTATTCCGAAACGAGCTTCCCTCCGGATCATTGCTGGCAATGTGCTTCAACCGGAACGGTGTCGTAACCGAGCCTCCGTCGGGCTATGACGCGCAGGTGAAGGCCTTCGTTGATCGGCTCAGCGCGCCTGTTCTCGAATTCGCGGTCGACGAGACCAACGCGCGCATTTTGTTCCACGGCGGCGACCGGCTTGATGATGCGAATTACCGGATCGTTCTGGCACTCATCACCAACTTCCGCTCGGCCAAGGCAACATCAGCAGAGGTTCCATTCATTCGAGCGCCCGATCTCGCGGCAGTGATGAACATCGATGAGCAGTCCTTGCGTCAGCAGGTAAGCCGCCTCCGAAAGGCAATTGAACCCCTGGCCGTGAAGCTCGGCATCCCGATGGATCAGAACACCTTCATTGAGACCAAGGAGCGAGCGGGCTACCGCATCAATCCCGAATGCCGGGAAATCTCCGTTGTCGACGTACGCGCGGCAGACCGAGCCTTGCGGCCCGGATAACCCGCCGACGTCACAGCCAGTCCCTCTCAAAGTCACAACTCGTGTCGTGAAGGCCCCGGTTTCCGGGGCTTTCTTGCGTTTGCCTGTCACAAGAAAAAACCGCGCTGATCATATCGAACAGACCTCAAGCCATTGAAAATGCACGAATATCCAAGCGTCTCCGGGCGTTTGGACAAGTCGAGGCGCATTTCAACGGAGGCCCTGCAATGACCGTCAGGCACTTGAACCAGATCGAGCTCGCCGCTCGCTGGAACATCAGCCACCGCACGCTTGAGCGCTGGCGGTGGTCCGGGGAAGGTCCCCGCTTCATCAAGATCGGCGGCCGGGTGGTTTACCGGCTGGAAGACATCGAAGAATTCGAGGCGGTCCAGCTCTGCAAGAGCACTGCCGACAAGCCTGCCCTCAAGTCGGCGTGAGGGTGGCGATGACGATCCCCAATCACGTCACACTCGACGCGCTCCGGCAGATGCCGATCGGCGACATCGTGGCCTTGCCCGCCGAGCAGCTGGCGCTCCTCCATGAAGAAGCCGACGCCGCGCTGAAGGCCGCCAAGACCCTCAAGGACTGGCTCGATGGCGCCATCGGGCTCCGCTACGGCGAGCGCGCGTCACAGGCGCGGATCGCCATGGCGAAGGATACCGGAACGGTCCGCTTTGCCGACGGCTCGGTGACGGTCGTCGCCGATCTGCCCAAGAAGGTCGAGTGGGATCAGGCGAAGCTCGCCGCGCTCGTCGAGACCATCCGCGCCGAGGGCGAGAACCCCACCGACTATGTCGAGATCACGTTCGGCGTCTCCGAGCGCGCCTACGGCGCATGGCCGGAGCCGATCCGCCGCGCCTTCACCCCGGCCCGCACGCTGAAGACCGGCAAGCAGACATTCCGACTTCTCCGCGACTGAAAGGATCCATTCCATGTTCCCGTTCGGCAAATCCAAGCCCGAAGCCCCTCTGTCCGCGCTCGAAGCGCTGAAGAAGGCGCATTACAGCCTCGCCTCGCTGCCTGAGACGATCCGGATCCCGGCAACGCCGGAGCGCTCCGAGACTGAAGCCAAGCCGATCACCGAGGCGACGATCGATGACATCGCCTTCGCGCTGCGCGGTCTGGAAGCTGCGTCCGGCGCGCTCATCGACCAGATGTACGCCCTGCGCAAGCTCAGCCAGATCGCGCGCGATGCCGGCGCTCTCGGCGCGCACCGTGCCATCGAGGTTGCGGCTCGCGCCAGAACGGAGCGCTGACCATGGCGCTCCCCATCATCACCGCCGACCAGCGGCTCGCGGAACCTCGCGGCATCAAGGGCACGATCTTCGGCAAGTCCGGCATCGGGAAGACCTCGCTTCTCTGGACGCTCGATGCCGAGACGACGCTGTTCATGGACCTCGAGGCGGGCGACCTTGCCATCGAAGGATGGCCCGGCGACACGGTGCGGCCGCGCACCTGGCCCGAGTGCCGCGACTTCGCCGTGTTCATCGGCGGGCCGAACCCGGCGCTGCGCGACGACCAAGCCTACAGCCCCGCGCATTTCGCGGCGGTCTGCGAACGCTTCGGCGATCCTGGTGTCATGGATCGCTACCGGACGATCTTCATCGACTCGATCACGGTCGCCGGCCGCCTGTGTTTCCAGTGGTGCAAAGGCCAGCCCGACGCCTTCTCTGAGAAGACAGGTAAGCCCGACATTCGCGGCGCTTACGGCCTGCACGGTCGCGAGATGATCGCGTGGCTCACGCATCTCCAGCACACACGGGCGAAGAACGTCTGGTTCGTCGGAATCCTCGACGAGAAGCTGGACGACTTCAACCGGCGCATCTTCCAGCCTCAGATCGACGGTTCGAAGACCGGTCTCGAACTGCCTGGCATCGTCGATGAAGTGCTGACGATGGCGGAGATCAAGGACGACGCGGGCACGCCCTATCGCGCCTTCGTCTGCCACACGATCAATCCGTGGGGCTTTCCCGCCAAGGACCGGTCAGGGCGTCTGTCGCCCGTCGAAGAGCCGCATCTCGGTCGGCTGATGACGAAGATCCGCGGCCCCGTGAAGCCCGCCGCCGAGCGCCTGGCCTTCAACCGGCCGGACACCGCGAACCCCACCACTGCCATCACTCATCCCGAAAACGCCTGAAGAGGAGCAACCAGCCATGTCTGGATCCTGGAACGACTTCAACGACGCCAAGCAGAACAGCAACATCATCCCGAAGGGCACGTTGGCCAAGGTGCGCCTCACCATCCGTCCGGGCGGCTTCGACGATCCGGCTCAGGGCTGGACCGGAGGCTATGCGACGCGTGGCACGACCGGTTCGGTCTATCTGTCAGGCGAGTTCACCGTGCTTGAAGGACCCTACGCGCGGCGCAAGATCTTCACGCTGATCGGGCTCTACAGCCCGAAGGGTCCCGATTGGGCCAACATGGGCCGCAGCCTCATCCGCGGCATGTTGAATTCCGCTCGCGGCATCTCCGACAAGGATTCCTCGGCGCAGGCGCAGGCGGCGCGCCGCATCAGCGGTTTCGCCGATCTCGACGGCCTGGAGTTCGTGGCCCGCATCGATGTCGGGACCGACACCAACGGCGAGGAAAAGAACGAGATCCGCGCCGCCGTCACGCCGGACCACAAGGAATACGCGCCGCTGGCCGGTGCAACGGCTAGGTCGCCAGCACCGCAGCCGCAATCCGCGCAGGCTTCGATGCCGCAGCCGGGCATTCGTCCCTCCTGGGCGCAGTGAGGGCCGCACGATGTTGCTGCGACCTCGCCAGAAACTGTTCGTCGAGCGAAGCGTCAGCGCGCTTTCGCAACATGGAAACACGCTCGCCGTGGCCCCGACCGGGGCTGGCAAGACGATCATGCTCTCGGCTGTCGCGGGACGCATGATCGTCGATCTTGATGCCAAAGCCTGCATCCTCGCTCATCGCGACGAACTCACCGACCAGAACCGGGACAAGTTCCGCCGCGTCGTGCCCGGTCTTTCCACGTCCGTTGTCGATGCGCGCGAGAAGTCCTGGAAAGGACAAGTGACCTTCGCGATGGTTCCGACGCTGGCGCGCTCCGGCAATCTCGATGCCATGCCGTCGTTGGATCTTCTGGTGATCGACGAGGCGCACCATGCGGCGGCCGACAGCTATCGCCGGATCATCGACCAGGCGCTGCAGACCAACCCGGCATGCCGGATCTATGGGGTTACTGCTACGCCCAACCGTGGTGACAAGCGCGGCCTTCGCGCCGTCTTCTCGAATGTCGCGGATCAGATCCGCATCGGCGAACTGATCGCCTCCGGCCATCTCGTGCCCCCGCGCACCTTCGTCATCGACGTCGGTGTCCAGGATCAACTCACCAAGGTGCGGCGCACCGCCGACGACTTCGACATGAGCGAAGTCGATGCGATCATGAACCGGACTCCGGTGACCGATGCCGTCATTCGGCAATGGCGGGAAAAGGCCGGAAACCGCCAGACGGTCGTGTTCTGCTCCACCGTCGACCATGCCCGCAATGTGGCCCACGCATTCAATGGCGCGGGCATTCCTGCCGGGCTGGTCCATGGCGACATGCCGGATGCCGAGCGCAGGTCCGTGCTCGGGGCCTATACGGCGGGCAGTCTTCGCGTGGTGGTCAACGTCGCGGTTCTGACCGAAGGCTGGGATCATCCTCCCACGAGCTGTGTCGTCCTCCTGAGGCCGAGTTCCTACAAGTCGACGATGATCCAGATGATCGGCCGCGGACTTCGCACGGTCTCGCTTGATGAACATCCTGGTGTTCTGAAGACCGATTGCATCGTCCTCGATTTCGGCACGTCGACGCTTCTTCACGGATCTCTCGAACAGGACGTTGACCTGAACGGCCGCGAGTCCACTGGCGAAGCGCCGACGAAGGACTGCCCCGAATGTGGCGCGGTCGTTCCGCTCGCCACCACCGAATGTCCCCTGTGCGGCCACCATTGGGAACGGGAGCAGACTGGCGAGGCTACGCCGCTCGGCGAGTTCGTGATGTCGGAGATCGACCTCCTGAAGCGGTCGAGTTTCCGGTGGTGCGATCTGTTCGGCGACGACGCCGCGCTCATCGCCAGCGGCTTCAACGCCTGGGGCGGAGTCTTCTTTCTCAATGGCCGCTGGTACGGCATTGGCGGTGTCCAGAAGCAGCGGCCCCATCTGCTGGCGGCCGGCGAACGCACGGTTTGTCTCGCTGCAGCCGATGACTGGTTGAACGAGCATGAGAGCGACGAGAGCGCACACAAGACAAGGCGGTGGCTGAACCAGCCGCCGACCGACAAGCAGCTCTCGTTCCTCCCGCCCGAGTATCGGCAGGATTTCGGGCTCACGCGCTACCAGGCATCAGCGCTCCTGGCGTTCCGTTTCAACTGCGATGCTATCCGCTCGCTCGTCTTCGGCGCAGCGGACGCCGCTCCCGCTGACCTGATCGGGAGGGCTGCGTGATGGAGCGCCCACATGAACACCTCATCCTCAGACCGTCTGCGCCTCTGGCATCCGCGTGGGACGCTCTGCGCCGTTTGTCGTTGTCCGACCCGTGGCTTTGGCTGGTTCGACCCGGTGCGATCGAAGCAGCCGCGCCCCTCGGTCTGGTTCTGCTCGATCGCCTGCCAAGGCTTCTGGACGCGCTTGGCGCGGGAGCGCTGGGCCATGGTTGACCTCACCGAACAGGAAAAGGCGGCCATCCGCGCCAGCATGAAGCCGCTTGCCGAGCTCATGGAGGAGATCGGCTGGCAGACCCGGCTCGCCGAGCTTTCCGAAGCTCAGGTTCGAACCCTGATCGAAGCCGCTGTCGGCGGATTTCAGGATGCCATGCGCGCCATCGCCCAAGGCTCTGCCGAAACGCGCGGAGATGCGGAGATCCCGTTCTGATGCTCGACTTCAATCACCGCTCCCTGATCGCCGAACGCATCAACGCGCTGATCGACGACAGCCTCGATGCCGTGCGTGCCAAGACGCCGCCCCGGACCTATCTGGGTGGATCACGGCTCGGGCAGCCTTGCGAGCGCGCGTTGCAGTTCGAATTCGCCGGTGCGCCGAAGGACGACGGCTCCGAATTCGACGGCCAGACGCTGCGGATCTTCGAGATCGGGCATGCGCTTGAAGATCTGGCCATCCGCTGGCTCCGTGGCGCGGGCTTCGATCTTTACACCCGCAAGGGCAATCGCGCGGATGGGGAGCAGTTCGGCTTCTCGATCGCCGGTGGCCGCGTTCGCGGTCATGTCGACGGGATCATCGCTGCAGCCCCCGTCCAGTTGGGCTTAGCCGTTCCCGCGCTCTGGGAATGCAAGACCATGAACGCCAGGAACTGGCGGGAGACCGTCGCCAAAGGCGTCGTCATCGCCAAGCCGGTCTATACGGCGCAGATCGCCCTCTACCAAGCCTACATGGAAGGAATCGTCCCCGGCATCTGTTCCAATCCGGCGCTGTTCACCGCCATCAACAAGGACACGGCCGAACTGCACCACGAACTCGTGGCTTTCGATGCCGGCCTTGCCCAACGGATGAGTGATCGCGCCGTTCGGATCCTGCAGGCGACGGACGCGGGCGAACTGCTGCCCCGGATCGCGACCACGAGCGACTTTCATGAATGCCGGATGTGCCCTTGGGGCCAGCGCTGCTGGGGCCTGCCGGCATGAGCGAGAGCAACATCGTCTCCTTGGACGCGTGGCGCGACTTCAACGATGCGACGCCGCACGTCGATCCGTTCGACGTGGAGCCGGATCGTGAGCAGATCGCCGTCTTTCTCGATGTCGTGTTCGGCTATTGCGACGGCTGGGTTCCGCTGCGCGGCTTCATCGACAAGGGCCAGGGGATCGACGGTCGCCCGCACAATGCCTGGATCGAAGCCGACACCGGCCTGCTGGAGAAGGCGATCGCCTTTGCAGGTTGGGCGGCGCGCGAGGGTGCTGCCTTCTATGTGCTGCCGGGAACGGTGGCCGAGAGCGGAAAGGCCAAGTCCGCCGATGTGCGCCAGATGCAAACGGTGCTCGTCGATCTCGATGCCGGCGACATCGCGGCCAAACTCGACCACCTGATCCGGCATCTCGGCGAGCCGAGCCTGATCGTCGAAAGCGGTGGCCGCACGCAGGACGGTCTCGACAAGTTGCATGTGTGGTGGCGCCTTAACGAGCCCGCTGAAGCCGAGGACATCACGCTGCTGTGCCGGTTGCGCGGCGACATCGCGATCAAGGTTGGCGGCGACACGCATTTTCGCTCGGCGCACCAGCCGATCCGGCTGGCGGGATCGATCTATCACAAGGGCGGCTACAAGCGCCTCGTCACCATCCGTCGCCACAACCCGCATATCGAGGTGGACCTGCGCGATTTCACGGAACGGGTCGACGCCATGCCGCCTCTCGTGGGCGTCGGATCGGAACCCGGACCAGCCACCTCGAAGCCGTCCATTACCGATGTTCTGACGACGCCGGTTCGGGAAGGCAGCGAAGACGCATGGACCCGGTTTCAGGGCGCAAGCGCTGCCATCGGCCATTTCATCCGGCTGGCCCATGAGGGGCGCATGGGCCGCGACGAGGCCTGGGAGGCGATCTGCCAGTACAACGCTGCGATGCTGCGCCCAAGCTGGCCGCTGGAGCGGTTAGCATTGGAGGCGCAGCGGCTCTGGCGCCTTCACGAAGAACGGCACGGGCCGCCGCTGGAACGTCTGGCGGTTCCGCCGATGTCGCCATTGCCGACCTTCACGCTCGGCACGCTCCTCGACGACAGGAGCCCAATGCCGGACGACATCATCGGGCCGCGCGTGCTCACGCCGGGTGGCATGCTCGTTCTCGGCGGCGCGCCCAAGGTCGGCAAGAGCGACTTCCTGATCTGCCTGCTGGTGCACATGGCGGCCGGCATCCCGTTCCTCGGCTTCGCGCCGTGCCGCCCGTTGCGGATCTTCTATCTGCAGGCCGAGATCCAGTACCACTATCTGCGCGAGCGGCTTCAGGGCATCCAGCTGGACCCGGCGCTGCTGTCCGCCGCCCGCGACAATCTGGTTACGACGCCGAAGGTCAGAATGCTGCTCGATGCGGGCGGTGTTTCGCGCGCCGTTGCCGCCGCCCGGGCGCATTACGGCCATGGCGCGCCCGACATCCTCTGCATCGACCCGATCCGCAACCTCTTCGATGGCGGCCCGGACGGCGGCGGCGAAAACGACAACACGGCAATGCTGTTCTTCCTGCAGGAGCGTGTTGAGGTGTTCAGGGATTCGGTGGCGCCGGACGCCGGCCTGATCCTCTGCCACCACACCCGCAAGATCACGAAGAAGCAGCTGGCCGAGGATCCGTTCATGGCGCTCTCGGGCGCTGGAAGCCTGCGCAGCTTCTATACCTCCGGCATCATCATGCATCGGCCCGACGAAGAACGTCCGGAGCGGATGCTGCATTTCGAGCTGCGCAACGGCCCGGGCATCGAGCCGAAGATCATCGACAAGACCGATGGACGCTGGGTGGAAGTCGACCGGTCGGGCGAGCGGCTGGTGCGCAAATCACTGGGCGAGCGTCTAGATGCCGAGCGTGTGCGCAAGCACGATGTCATCCTCGGCATTCTTCTCGACGAAGCGCTCGCGGGCCGACTCTACACCATCAACCAGTTCGCGGAAGCGTTCGAGAACCGCGGCGGACTTGGCGGCAAGGACACGATCCGGGACCGCCTGAATGTGCTCGCCACCAAAGGCTTCGTGAAATTCGTCCGCGATGGCGCGCCCTACGGCTTCGGCCCGTCCCGTTCACGTTTCGGGTTTCTGTGCGTCGAAGCGATGGCCATTCCGACGGACGGCGAAGCGGTCGATCCTGAAACCGGCGAGGTCTCGCAGGCGACCATCGCGGTCCTGCCGACTCATTTCAAATCTCCCCAGACCGGCGCGTTGCTCGAGGTCGAGAACCCGCATGTCTGGGTCTATCCGGAGGGCGAACCGTCATGATCGCGCTCGCGACGCTTATCGCGCAGACCTGCGCTCCGGCCAGATTGAGCCAGATGGGGCGTGGTCCCGAAACTGCTCCGTCATCCCCGCGCCAAACTGCGCTCCACCCCGTCGAGACCAGATTGGGCGCGATGGCCAAACTACCCCTTCGGAATTGCGCGCGAGCCAGATTGGCTGCGCTGCGATCAGATTGGGCCGCGAGTGCTGGCCGAGACTCCCGAAACTGGAATTTCCTTATCCCCGTCAATGCCTTGTCCTGGCCGGCAAGTTTAGGGGCTGAAAGCCACCCCTTTCAGGGGTGGGGGAGACCGCCGCAGGCGGGGTCTCCCAGCCCCACCCCTGGGGCTCCTCGCGCGCGGCGTACCAACATTCATCCCAACGACACACCACACGAAGGATCCGTCCCCATGAGCATGATTGCGTCGCCTGCTCCTAAGCCAGCATGTCTTCCGGCAGCTCTGGCTTCATCAAGACGAAGCTCCGCCATCCTGGCGCTCGACCTTGGCACCACTACCGGCTGGGCAAGCCTCATCGGCGGCATCGTCCAGAGCGGCACGGTCACCTTCCGACCCAGCCGCTACGATGGCGGCGGCATGCGCTATCTGCGCTTCCAGCGCTGGCTCGACACGCTCGCTCACGGCAATGACGGCCTGGCCACAATCTACTTCGAGGAGGTGCGCCGTCATGTCGGCACGGATGCCGCCCATCTCTACGGCGGTTTCCTGACGACTCTGACCGCGTGGTGCGAACGCGAGCAAGTCGCCTATCAGGGCGTTCCGGTCGGCACCATCAAGCGTTTCGCGACCGGCAAGGGCAACGCCGACAAGCACGCGGTGCTCGCCGCCGTCACTGCGCGCGGCTTCCGGCCTGCCGACGACAACGAGGCTGACGCGATCGCCATCCTGCTCTGGGCGATGGAGACCCGGGGAGGTGTGCTGTGAGGTGGTCGCCACGAGGATATGGCGGCCAACGCCGCAGCCCTGAAGACGTCAAGCGCGATGGCTGGCGCGAGCAGCGCGTCCTTGCCGTATCGATCGACGATGCCCGCCTGACCTGGCCCGAACGTGAACTGATCCGGCAACTCGGCGAGAAGCTCTATGGCGATCGCAACCAACCCAAGGAGGCGCGCCGATGACCAACTGGACGCCAAGCCTTGTCGAAGCACGGCTCGCAGAAGCGGCCTTTGTGCTCAAGCGCCTGCCCGAACCCCGGCGGCAGGGATACTTCAGCACATGGCCCGAGATCATCCACGACTTTGCCGACAAGGTCGAACAGGAACCGAAGCCGATGCGTGTGCTTCCGTCGCCTGCGGCCATCAGCCGGATGGAGGAGACGTTGAGCTGGACCGTCGGGCTGGATCCGGTCGAGGGCAAGATCATCTGGTTGCGTGCGCACGGCGAGCGCTGGAAGACGATCTGCTGGACTGTCGGCTTGCAGCGTTCGGCTGCGCACCAGCACTGGCTCTACGCGCTGTGCGTCATCGCCTGGCGTCTCAACCAGCGCCACGTGCCGAAACTGCGGTCGAAGCGCTACGTGATCGACATGGTCCGACAGGCCTGGGAGCTTCCGGAACTGGGTCGGGATTGATGTCTTGTCCGTACATTGTCCGTATGATACAAGATGCAGGAGGAGACCCGCGATGTCCACCGCTGAAGCCAAGTCCGAACGCATCGAGGTGCGCACCACGCCGAGCATGAAGGCGTTGCTGCAGCGCGCCGCGACCGTCTCGCACAAGAACGTCACGGACTTTCTGCTTGAGGCGGGGATCAAGGCAGCGGAGGAATCGCTGATTGATCGGCGGGTGTTTGGCCTGAACGACGACCAATGGCAGGCGTTCCAGACGGTGCTCGACCGGCCGGTGACGCACAAGCCGGCCTTGGCCAAGCTGCTTTCGGAAAAGAGCGTCCTTGAGTGACGGTATCAACCGACGCCTATTCTGCGATCGAGAAGCTCGACGCCTTGCACGAGGTTGACGCCTTCGATTGCGGCAAGGAACCCCTCGACCAGTTTCTGAAGCGGTATGCGCTCGTCAACCTGAAGGCCGGCAGCGCACAGACCTATGTGGTCTGTCGCGAGGGACGGCGCGTTGTCGGATACTACAGCCTGACCTATGGCGCGGTCGAACATGCCGACGCCGCGGCCCGGGTGAGCAAGGGCCTCGCGCGGCATCCGATCCCAGTCATGCTGCTGGCTCGGCTGGCGATTGACAAGCGCGAGCAAGGGCGTGGTCTGGGCCGAGCCCTGCTGAAGGACGCCCTGCGCCGGACCTCGCAGGCCGCTGACATCGCCGGGATGCGAGCGCTGCTCGTGCATGCAAAGGATGAAGAGGCGCGCGCCTGGTACGAGGCGCTCGACTTCGAGCCCAGCCCGACCGATCCCTTCCACCTCTTCCTGCTCCTGAAAGACCTGCGTGCGCTCATCACCGCGTGAACGCAGTCCTGCGCAGCACAGCGGAAAATGTCCGGCGGACACTTTTCGCTGAGACGAAACCGGCTATGATGGGCTAGATTTCAGTCAACCTCGCGACAGGCACGCACCAATTCGACACCCGATTATGCCCATTTGGGTTTGACCGGCCGATATCTTGGTTCCTTCCTGGCGGATACCCTATGCGGGAGGGCGCGGCGCGAGACGTCGCTAGCGCCAGGCCGGATTTTTTGGGAAGCCACCCGGAGTCCAGCGTCTTTCAAGGCCGCTCGGAAGTCCCGACGAACACAAGCTTTTTTGCCTCGTAGTCGCCTGCCGTGCCTGGACCCTTCGTGGAGTCCGGCTCGGCATCCGGCATCCAGCGGCCAATCGCCGGCAACACGCCCAGCCATCACCGGACATCATGACCCTCAGCTTCGCCCCCGAAGCGATCGAGACCTGGCCGCTCGACCGCTTGCGCCCCTATACGCGCAACGCCAAGACCCATGGCGCGGATCAGGTCGCCAAGATCGCCGCCAGCATGGCGGAGTTCGGCTGGACCGTTCCCGTGCTGGTGTCGGGCGATGGCGAAGTCATTGCCGGCCATGGCCGCATCATGGCCGCTGCGCAGCTCGGCCTCACCGAAGCGCCGGTCATCGTGCTCGATCATCTGACCGAAGCGCAGCGTCGCGCCTATCGCATCGCCGACAACAAACTGACCGAACTCGGGGCCTGGGACGAAGCGCTGCTTTCCGGCGAGTTGCAGGAACTCGTCGCCGATGAATTCGACCTGTCGCTGATCGGCTTCTCCGATGGCGAACTCGACCGGCTGCTCGCGCTGGAACCGGGCGATGAGGCATCCGACGGCGCGGGCGTCGCCCCCGTCGTGATCCCGGAACCGCCGCGCAATCCCGCATCCCGCCTCGGGGATCTTTGGATTCTTGGCGATCACCGGCTGCTCTGCGGCGACAGCACGAGTGCCGCCGATGTCCGCCGCCTGATGAATGGCGAGCGGGCGATCCTGTTCGCGACCGACCCGCCTTATCTCGTCGATTACGACGGTTCGAACCACCCGACCCGGAACAAGGATTGGTCCGCGTCCTACGGCACGACCTGGGATGACAGCAGCCAGGGCGCGGAGCTGTATGACGGGTTCATCGCGGCAGCCGTTGCCGAGGCGATCACCGAGGATGCCGCTTGGTATTGCTGGCACGCCTCACGCCGCCAGGCGATGCTGGAAGCATGCTGGGAGAAGGCGGGCGCGTTCGTCCATCAGCAGATCATCTGGGTGAAGGACCGCGGGGTTCTGACCCGGTCGCATTACCTCTGGAAGCACGAGCCCTGCTTTATGGGCTGGATCAAGGGCAAACGCCCGCCAAAGGTGGCGGACGAAACGCTCCCCTCGACCTGGGCGCTGCCGAGTTTCGCCAAGGACGACCGGCCCGATCACCCGACGCCGAAACCGCTCGACGCCTTCGGGATCCCGATGCGTCAGCATGTGACACGTGGCGGGCTCTGCTATGAGCCGTTTTCCGGGTCGGGATCGCAAATCGTGGCGGGTGAAGCCAATGGCCGCCGTGTCTTCGCGATGGAGATCAGTCCGGCCTATGTCGATGTCGCCATCGAGCGCTGGCAAGCCGACACCGGGCGCGAGGCGATCCTCGACGGCGACGGACGGACCTTCGCGCAGGTGAGAACCAAGCGGCTAGGTGACGGAGCTGGCAGTCCGCCCGATACAGCCGACGTCGACGCCGATCCTGAACCTGCGCGAAAGCGCAAATCCGCAGCGTGACATGCATGACCTAGCTCTACATCCCTCCGGAGATGCTTCCGGAGCGGGAGAGGCGTGCCTTTTTGGCCTGTCCCTCTGCTCCGGCGCTGGTGGCATCGACCTCGGGCTCTCCATCGCACTGCCCGGATATCGTGCTGTGGGCTATGTCGAACGGGAAACCTTCGCCGCAGCCATTATCGTGGCGCGGATGGAAGACGCGTCCCTGGATCAAGCTGTTGTCTGGGACGACGTTGGCACCTTCGACGGCCGCCCGTGGCGCGGCGCGGTGGACATCGTCACTGCAGGCTATCCGTGCCAGCCGTTCTCCGTCGCGGGCAAGCGCAGGGGCGCTGACGACCCGCGCCACCTCTGGCCACATGTCGCCCGCATCATCAGCGAAATCGAGCCGCCCTTTGTCTTCCTCGAGAATGTCGCCCATCATCTCCGCCTCGGCTTCCCCGAAGTCGCCGCAGGACTGGTCGGCATGGGCTACCGCCTTGCGGCAGGCCTCTTCACGGCGGCGGAAGTCGGCGCGCCCCACAAGCGCGAACGCCTGTTCATCCTCGCCATCCGCGAGGGCAACAAGCTGGCCGACCCCGCGCGCCTGCTCTGGCACCCGGTCGAGTGGCGGGAACCGGACCGAACTGCTGCGCCTCTGGCCGACGCCGAGGGCCAGCGCCAACGAGAACCGGCAGATGAAACCGACGCCATCGCAGGAAGCGGGGCAGCACGGGATGAACCTGGCGACGACGGCAGCCCTGTGGCCGACGCCGCAGACCGACAGCTTCCGCAGCCGAGGTGGCGAGCGCAAGGACGAGAAGGGTCTGGACCGCATGGCGCGGGACTGGCCGACGCCGATGGCGAACGATGGCTGCAAGCCGAGCGCGGGCAACAGGCGGACCGCCGATCTGACCCATGCGGCAGGGATGTGGATGACACCAACGGCGCGCGATCACAAGGACGGGGCGACCAGTCTGGCCAACACGCCGGTGAACGGCCTGCTTGGCCGCCAGGTCCTGACGACGCCGATGGTTGGGCGCGATACCTCCGACACGCGCCGGACCTTGAACCCGCTGTTCGTCGAGGCGCTGATGGGCTGGCCCACCGGGTGGACCGGCTTCGCCTCTGTGGCAACGGAGTGGTGCCGCTGGTTGCGGCTTATGCGCTCAGAACTCTCGCGACTGAATTGCTGGCGGCTGGATGATCGGGTGCTTGCATGAAGCAGTCGCGCGTCATGTCGCTGGTCGAGTCCCTCGCCAACGTCGCGGTTGGCTACGGGCTTGCCGTCGTCACGCAGCTTCTCGTCTTTCCCCTGTTCGGGCTGCACACAACGCTTGAGCAGAACCTGACGATCGGCGCGATCTTCACCGTGGTGAGCATCGCGCGCTCGTTTGCCCTGCGACGGCTGTTCGAGGCGATCCGGATGCGCAGCGACTAGATGGAGTAGCTGCCAAAGGGCTTTCCGAATTTCTCAACGCCCGATTTGCCAAGCAACGTCAGCTTGTTGTGCAGCTTGTGGCCGGGAGAAGCGTTTCGGGCCTCGCGCGCCCAAACCTTGGCATCAACCTCCCAGACATCGAAGTTGGTCCCGTCCGGAGTGAAAGCGCAGAGAACGACATCGATCCGTTCGAGAAGCGTGTTGAGACAACCCCATTGGGTATTTCGTCCCTTCGCCGTGCGCAGCGTTGCTCGACGGCCGTCCTGTAGCTTGAGCTCGGTTGCTACAGGGCTCACGAGCTCACCAATTTGGCTCGCAAGCGCTCGGCCTGCAGAGGTGCCGAATTCGTAGCCCTCGCGGCCCGTGACCTCGTCCTGCCCGCCACCAGTTCTTGGCGGTTTCGTGGGTAAGACCTTGGGAAGCTTCGGGAGAAAATCATCCAAAGCACGGACGGCCACGGATGCTGCAGACAGGCTCGGATTCCGAGCCAAGAATTCGCCGAGACGGTACGCCAGCTTGGCGTCCAACCGGACCGTGATCGAATCGACCATGCCTATCACCTTTCAAGATGGTTGAAGCATCCATCTTGCAAGGAGCAGCCAAATTCGTCAAGAGGTATGATGCATACCTCTTGACGTTCAGCGTTCGCTATGCGGCGAGTGATTAGCCGATCCGGTAAACCCGTCCGCGTCCCTCCACCTTCTCGGACGTCACGTCGAGCCCGAGCTTCTTCTTCAGCGCTCCGGCGATCGCGCCGCGCACCGTATGCGACTGCCAGCCGGTGGCTGCGGTGATCTCTTCGATGGTCGCGCCATCCGGCGCGCGCAGCATGGCGATCAGCGCGGCCTGCGTGGTCCCGGCGCGTGGCGTGCGTGTCGATTGCGCGGCCAT